TAATATGCTTGTCAGAAAAGTCAATAAGAATGTCTGAAAATTATCTAGCAAATCCATTATTAAAACGTGCATATGTTCAAATAGAGTGGACAGCAGAGCAAGTACAAGAAGTAATAAAGTGCTCACAAGATATTAATTACTTTATTAAAAACTATGTAAAAATTATAAGCCTCGACGAGGGTCTTATAAACTTTGATATGTACGGGTTCCAAGAATCAATGGCAGAACTCATTGCGAAAAATAGATTTTCAGTTATCAAAACTTGTAGGCAGGCTGGAAAAACCACAACATCTGCTGCTGTTATTCTTTGGCACATTCTGTTTAATGATGACTATACTGTAGCCATTCTAGCAAATAAACTTACAACCGCTAGAGAAATTTTATCTCGTGTTCAGCGTGCATATGAAAATTTACCTAAGTGGTTGCAGCAGGGTGTGATGACATGGAACAAAACGAGTATTGAACTCGAAAACGGTAGCAAAATTATTGCATCATCTACAGCATCGAGTGCTATTCGTGGTTACTCTATTAACTTCTTGTATCTAGACGAATTTGCTTTCGTCCCTCGTAATATCCAAGATGATTTCTTTACATCAGTTTATCCTACAATTATTTCAGGTACAAATACAAAAGTAGTAATTACATCAACACCGAATGGCTTCGATCTTTTCTACAAAATCTGGACAAACTCAGTAGAGAATCGAAATGAGTACGTAAACTATTCCGTTAACTGGTGGGACGTGCCTGGTAGAGATGAAAAATGGCGTGATAAAACTATTGCAAATACCAGTGAGGACCAGTTTAGACAAGAATTCGAAGCGGAGTTTATAGGTTCATCGAATACACTCATTGCTCCTAGTATTCTTCGAGCAATGACATTTAAAACACCCATATCCACATACTATGAGGGTAGTCTAAATGTATATGAAGAGCCAATACCGGGTAGAGCATACTTCTGTGTTGCTGATACAAGTAGGGGTGTTGGTATTGACTCATCCGCATTTATTATTGTAGACGTGACAGAAATACCATATAAAGTAGTTGCAGCATATAAAAATAATACCATTGCACCGATAGTGTATCCAGAAGTGATATATAATGTTGTGAAATCGTATGGCGAGGCATTTACTCTCGTGGAGATAAATGATAATGGACAGCAAATTGCTGATATTCTCGCAAATGACTTAGAATACGAAAACATTATCTATACAACAATGCAGGGCCGTGGTGGTCAGGTAATAGGCGGTGGATTTTCATCAAATAGTCAGAAAGGTGTAAGAACTACAAAACCAGTAAAGCGGGTTGGTTGTGCCACCGCTAAGACAATGATTGAAAAGCATAAAATTATTCTGAACGATTTTGATTTAATAAATGAAATGTCCACATTTATTCAGAGAGGAAATTCTTATGAGGCGGAACAAGGAGCACATGATGACTTAATGATGTGTATTGTTCTTTTCTCTTGGGCATCCAATCAACAGTTTTTCAAAGAATTAACCGACACTGATTTTCGTAAAAAATTGCTAGAAGAACGTGATAAACTTATATCTGATGATGTCATGCCATTTGGATTTTATGATGATGGAAGTGACGAAAGCGAGCTATTAATAAATAATCCAACAGGTGAAATTTGGAGCAACGATACTAGCAATAAGTGGTATTCTTGGTGATAATCCTATTTTTATAAATAATAATGAACGAAAAATGCTATTAAATTAGTAGATAGGAGAATGACACAATGCCTTTTCAAGTATCACCAGGCGTTAATGTAACGGAAATTGATTTAACTACCGTGATTCCCGCTGTCTCCACGAGCACTGGCGCTATTGCTGGTCGCTTCGATTGGGGACCAGTAGATTTGCGAGTATTAGTCGATTCAGAAGAAACATTGACCAGGCAATTTTATAAGCCAAATTCAAACACGGCTGCGACATACTTTACTGCAGCGAACTTCCTTGCTTATGGCAACGCTTTATTCGTTGTTCGTGTTAAAAACGAAGCAAACAATGCTACTTCGAGTGGTAATACTGGAGTTCGTATCTTAAATGATGATGATTATGATAATAACTTTTCTACGGGAACGGGTGGTTCAGCCACAGCATGGGTCGCTAAGTATCCGGGAGCACTAGGTAACTCGTTAAAAGTTTCTATCTGTCAGTCCAATGCTGCGTTTTCAAATGTGGTAACGAGTGCTACCTTCTCATTTACTGCTGGTAATCAAACGGTAACCACGAGCGCTAACGTCTTTCCAACTGTTGCGGTTGGCGATTCACTCGTGCATGCTAACTCCACTGTCTCAATTAATGTCGTCGTTGATACAATGGCTGCGAACGGAACATCACTTACTGTTAAGAAAGCTCCGACGCAAGAGGATCTCGGTAGTAACGCATCACTTACGACAACAGCAGGTCACATCACTCGTCGATGGGAATACTTCAACTTCTTCAATGCTGCGCCAGGAACTTCAAGCTATGCTGCTCGACTCGGCGGTGCTAATGACGAACTTCATATCGCAGTTGTTGATGAGGACGGTGAGATCACAGGTATTAAGGGTCAGGTTATCGAGCGGTTTGAAGCTGCCTCGAAAGCATCTGATGCGTTATTCGATGACGGAACAAATGCTTTTTACAAAGAAGTCATCAATAATAGATCACAATGGATTTGGTGGGCTGGACATGATCCACAATTAGGGATTACAGGAACACCTACGGCAACTCAAACATTTACAGCTTCCTCAACAAAACCTCAGACTACATCGATGTCTGGTGGTGATAATGGCGGAAACCCATCGAATGCAGAACTGATTAACGGATATGATCTATTTGAATCAGCGGAAGATGTGGACGTTTCGCTTATCCTCGGAGCTGCTGCTAATCAGACAGTTGCTACACACATTATCAACAATATCTGCGAGACAAGACTTGATTGTATTGTATGTCTCTCGCCAGAAGAAGCTGATGTCGTGAATAATTCGATATACGCTGGTAAGGAGAGAGAAGACATCGTAGAGTTCCGGAACACACTACCGTCAACATCCTATGCGGTGTTAGATAGTACTTGGAAGTATCAATACGATAAGTATAATGACGTCTTCCGTTATGTTCCATCTAACGGTGATACAGCCGGTCTCATGGTCCGAACGGACACCACGAGAGATCCTTGGTTCTCACCTGCTGGATTTAACAGGGGTAACATTAAAAACGTCGCTAAACTTGCTTTCAATCCACGCAAAGCGGATCGTGACGAACTGTATAAGTCCGGGATCAATCCGATCGTAACATTCCCTGGTCAAGGAACAGTGTTGTTTGGAGATAAAACTCTCTTAGCAAAACCAAGTGCCTTTGACCGTATTAACGTTCGTAGACTCTTCATTGTCTTAGAAAAAGCAATCTCGACTGCTGCTAAGTTTACACTGTTCGAGTTTAACGATGCATTTACTCGGGCTCAGTTCCGTAACTTGGTTGAACCATTCCTACGGGATGTGCAGGGTCGTCGCGGTATCTTTGATTTCCGAGTGGTCTGTGACGAAACAAACAACACAGGTGAGGTCATTGATCGTAACGAATTTATCGGTGACATCTACATTAAGCCGGCACGTTCAATTAACTTCATTCAACTCAACTTCATAGCCGTCCGCACTGGGGTTGATTTTGAAGAAATAGTTGGTAAATTCTAATCGGGCAATATAAATAATAGAGAGAATTAGGAGAATATAAAAATGGCTTTTTCTGTACAAGAGTTTCAGGGACAAATGGAGTTTGGGGGTGCCCGTCCCTCACTCTTCGAAGTAAATATTACTAACCCCTTCAACAGTGCCGCAGATGATAAGGTACGGTTTATGGCAAAGGCGGCTCAGGTCCCCGGCACAAACCTTACACCAATCACTGTAAACTACTTCGGGCGCCCTGTAAAATTTGCTGGTAATAGAACTTATGAAGACTGGACTGTTACTATCATCAATGATGAGGATTTTGCAGTTCGTGCGGGTCTTGAGGAATGGGTGCAAAGTATTAATAGCACACAGGGTAACTTGCGACTTACTGGTGCAAATCCAGAAGCTTATAAGTCACAAGGGCAGGTTATTCACTACGGTAAACAAGGCGAAATCATTCGCGAGTATAAGTTTGTTGGATTATTCCCAACGGTACTCGCACCAATTGAACTATCTTGGGATACCGCAGATGCTATTGAAGAATACACCGTAACTTGGACTTATGACTTCTTCACGGTAGACGTTGCAACCTCCTTCGGTGGTCTTATCAACTAATATTTTTTATATTACATCAAAAGGGAGCTTCGGCTCCCTTTTTTTATGTTTTTCGCCATTATAAATAATAAAAATAATACTTATAGCATAGGATCAATATAATGGCAGAACTATTTGGTTTTACTATCGCTCGTAAAAAAACCGAAGATGAACAAGAAACTCTTCCATCTATTGTATCGCCCACTATTGAGGACGGATCTATTGAGATTGCACCGGGTGGTGCATATGGAACCTACGTCGATATGGAAGGCAAAGCAAAGACTGAAGGTGATCTTGTTTCTAAATACCGTGAGATGTCTATACAACCAGAATGTGATTATGCAATTCAAGACATCGTAAACGAAGCGATTGTAGTAGACGAGAACTCAGGCCCATGTGAAATTGTTTTGGATAAATTAGAATATCCAAATGCAATCAAGAAAAAAATTCGTGAGGGTTACAAGCATATTTTTAAATTGCTTGACTTTCAGAATAACGCTTACGATATTTTCAGAAAGTGGTATATTGATGGTAGATTATATTACAACATCGTAATTGATGAAACAAATCCAAGAGCCGGTATTAAAGACTTGAGGTATATTGACCCTCGCAAAATTCGAAAGATTAAAGAACCCATCAAAGATAAAGACAAGAGAACAGGTGCTACAGTATATCGTGGATCTAAGGAGTACTACTTTTATAACCCAAAAGGTATTACAACTCAGAATCAATCACAGGGTGTAAAGATTGCAAAAGACTCAGTCTGCTATGTCAATTCTGGCATACTTGATAATAGAAATAATCTGATATATTCACATCTACACAAAGCTATAAAACCACTAAATCAGCTTCGTATGCTGGAAGATGCAGTTGTGATTTATAGACTCGCACGTGCCCCAGAGCGCCGTATATTTTATATTGATGTTGGTAACCTTCCAAAGATGAAGGCGGAGCAATATCTTCGTGATATGATGGTCAAGCATAAAAACAAACTCACATATGATGCACAGACTGGTGAAGTTCGTGATGATCGTAAATTTATGACCATGCTTGAAGATTTTTGGTTACCACGTCGAGAGGGCGGCCGAGGAACTGAAATCACTACATTACCTGGTGGTCAGAATCTTGGTGAAATGGAAGATGTGGATTATTTTCGCCGCAAGCTTTACAAGTCACTCAATGTACCTACAGCACGCATGGAACAAGAAAATCAATTCCAACTTGGTCGTGCATCTGAAATTACACGTGATGAACTAAAATTTAATAAATTTATTAAGCGATTAAGAAGTAAATTTACAACGCTGTTTGATGAATTGTTAGAGATTCATCTTGCACTCACGGGTGTTACCACTCGTAAGGAATGGCAGGAAATGAAGCAGGATATCTACTATGACTTCATGGAAGATAACCACTTCACGGAACTCAAAGACACTGAGATTCTCACTGAAAGATTGCGTCTGCTTGGAGACATTGATTCGTATGCCGGCAAGTACTTTTCAGAACAGTGGATTCGTACAAATGTTCTTCGTATGACTGAAGATGAAGTTGCGGAGATTGAAAAACAAATAAATCAAGAAGGTGGTGGTGAAGATCCAGAGGATGAAGAGCCCATGGAAGAAGTTATTCACGATGAAATTATAGAAGAAATATTCCAACCACCAGAAGAGATGACTGAAGAAGAAAAGAAACTTGTAGAAAAGATGACAAAAGTTTTAGATGATGTCTTGACAGAGGATTAATTGATGTCGAATGAAATCAGAGATGCAAAAATTCTTTCTGCTGCTATAAAATATGCAGATAAAAAAATTGCAGAAATCCAAGAAGAAATACACGAACCAGTAATTGTCGAGGGTCTTCCAGGGCCACAGGGCCCTGTTGGTCCTCAAGGTGCTAAAGGTGAAAAAGGTGACACTGGCCCGGAGCGTCGAATTGTAATTGAAGCGAAAGGGCCCGTAGGTCCTCAAGGGGTACCCGGTCATACATTCGAAAAGGCTTACATCGAAGATGATAAACTATATTTGCTCAGAGAAGATGGCGAAGTATTTTCAGTTGGTAAAGTAATAGGACCACGTGGCGGTCAAGGTATTCCTGGTGAGCAAGGACCACAGGGTGACGTCGGACCGCAGGGGCCTCAAGGGCTCATTGGTGAACAGGGTCCTCAGGGTCTTACTGGTAGACGAGGTACACGGGGTGAAAAGGGAGAACAAGGAGAACGAGGGCCACGTGGGTTTATTGGCGAACAAGGAATTCCTGGTGTACCCGGATTAAAAGGTGATAGGGGTGAAAAAGGCGACCCGGGTGATATTGGTATGCAAGGTTTACGAGGCCCACAGGGTCCACAAGGACCCATCGGTGAACAGGGTCCACAGGGCTTACCGGGTATTGACGGCACACAAGTTGATCTACAACCGCAACTTGATGTTCTACAAGAAGGAGTTGAAGAAAGAATCGTTGCATTCTCAGCCGAAATCAATTCAAGAATGGATAGGATTGCGATGAGTTCAGGATCAGGAAGCGGCGAGGTAAGACTCGAGTTTCTTGATGATGTCGATAGGGCAACGGCAAAAGTTAACGGTAAGTTCCTTAAATATGATTCTGCATCAAAAAAGTTTGTTGGTGCTGATGCTAGCGGTGGAGGATCCAGCGGTGTTAGTAATAGTTTTGTTACTTCCACATTTATATCAAACACAGCAGCTCGAGCATTAATAAATGATAGGATGCAGGTTGCCAATACAACCTTACTTGTAAATGATAGATTACAGGTAGCAAATGCTACCGCAACCTTTCAAACTAAGGCAGTTGAGCGGGCTGCTCTCGCCAACACAAATGCATTTATAGCCACTAAACTTAACTCAAATAATCCAACCATAACTGGTACAATTAGTGCGAATGGCTCGGTTGGTACAGCCGGATTCGTTTTGAAATCTGCTGGTTCTGGGAATCCAGCATACTGGGACGCAGCAGGTGGTGGTGGCAGTAGCATTACGGGTATTACTGATAATAGCACTGGAACTGCGCTTACATTAAATTCGAATAATGCGGTTACCGTCGCACAACCGATGCTTTTTTCAAATGGTTTTCATATTGGCGGTGCTGGCGATGTTAATAAAATAGACGATTTTGAAGTGGGTACTTTTACGGCTGGTCTTGCACCACAGACCAGCGGTAGTATAACATTAGATACATCGAGACCGAGCGGCATTTATCAAAAAATAGGAAATATGGTATTTGTGCAAGGATTAGTTTTTATATCTTCAGTTTCTAGTCCTCAAGGTGAATTGTTCTTTACTGGATTGCCCTTTACGGTTGCTTCGTGGGGAGGAAGCAACGAAACAATTTATAGAAAAGGAACTATAAGTTTTTATTTTGGATTTTTAGCAAGTAATGTTGAAGCCGATGTCATTGGAAGACCTTGGAGTGGTCAAACTTATGCTCGCTTGGCTGATGACTTTAATACGACTAGCACAACTCAAAATAATTTTTCACCAAAGATTGATAGCGGCACGGCATATTTCCAGTTTAGCGGTTTCTATCCTGTTTCAACTTGGTCAGATTAGAGGTTATTATGTCACTTACAGAAGAAACAACAATTGCTAGCATCGAGGTCGATACTATAAATAAAATAATTTGTGTTGTAAATAAAAATGTTATCAAAAAAGATGATGTTATGATTGGATCTGAATTTACAAAATCTTTTATAAATGAGGGAGATGATTATAGCGGACAGCCAGCTCAAGTGAGAGCTGTATGTGATTCAATATTCTCATAGGGTAAAAAATGGCATTAACAGAAGAAAAAGTTATCGATAAAATTGAAGTGGTTGGTGATTATTATCACATACAAGTAAGAGAAGCTCATGTGATAAAACGAGATGGAGTCGAAATATCAAAAAGATATTCCAGAAGAGTTGTAAATCCGGGGGATGATGTTTCTAGTGATGACCAAAGAATACGCAATATAGCCAACGCCCTACATACGGCTGATGTTATTACAGCTTTACAAAATAATCAAAAAGAAACCGAAGCAATTTTTAATAATTTATAAATAATAGTGAAATAGGAGATCGAAATGAATGATACTATTAGAGATGCAATTATTGCTCTACAGAACGGTGAATCATCAAAATTTAAAGATACGATAAATACCGAACTGATGTCTCGAGCAATGGATGCGATACAGGTGCAAAAAATTTCAGCTGGTCAAGCATTCTTTGATGAGCCTGAGGCCGAAATTGATGTAGAAGATGAAATCGACTCAGAACATATGCCAGAGGAAGAACCCGATGAAGAAGTTTAAAGACTTAATCGAGGCTGATGCAAAAGATTACAAGGGTGACGACGAAAGTCAAAAGGATTATGATACAGCATCATCCGATGAAGAAAAGTTTAAGCAGCTGCATTTTACTCATAATGCTGATCTTGCTAAGATCGGACGTGAGCACCCAGTAGCACCAGATTATGTTTTTAGCGGTGAGCGTCCTGGTGGAGCAAAAGGTGATGCTGGAGCTGATCATAAAGGTTATGATAAACCAGGTGAACCTATCCTGAAGACCTATAAAGATTTTGTTACGAGTATGCGCTCAGCGGCAAAACCAGGTGGAGATAAGGCTCCTGTAATGCAGGGATCGTCCAAAATCAAAGAAGAAGTCGAGTATATCGATGAGGCATTTAAAAAAGGGATGCTGAAACTTAAAGACGGTAAATCAGTAAAAGTTGATGAAGCAACTGCAAAGATGCTGAACAATGCCATGAAACAACTCAATCCCGGCAATCGTAAAAAGATGGAAACCGAGGCAATGAAGGATAAGAAATCTTTCGATGCGATGGTTACTTTTGCAAAAGCTGCAGCGTAGGAGTGAAACATGCCAGATCAAACAGATAAATTTCAATTTCATCCAGCAACATTCGAGGGTCCTGCTACAAAAGGTTTTGCCATTACATCGAATGAAAGTGCTAACCTTGCATTTACAACACGTGCTGTATATGTCGGTTCAGCAGGTAACTTAGTTGTCGAGATGGCAGATGATGCATCCGGAACAACCACCACTTTCACTGCAGTTCCAGCAGGAACGACTTTACCAATTCGTGTTCGTAAAGTTCGCACTGTAGGTACAGCAAACTCAGTGGTTGGGTTGT